GGCCACCGTATCCATAATCTTATTTTCCTTCTCAGGGGTCCACTTCTTCCCCTTGGCAATATCATTCCTCTGGGCAATCTCTATCTTGTCTGACGATACTTTCCTAAACGCCCCGATCTTTTGCCGATGTTTCGCATCTGTCCAATTCATGCTCTTCTGTATATTGTCAAGCCTCTGTGTAGCAGTGAACACTGGGTCGATATCGTCAGGCCTGGGGTTATATTGCTGCATATTCTTGTAGTGTCCTGCCGTCAGAGTATCCTTCACCAGCGAGGTTATCTCCGCACCTTCGGGGTTGCGCTTGTTCTTTTCAACGAACTGGTCAACCTTCTCGAAAAACTTTGTTTCGGTGATGCCTCTGTGTCTCGCGTAATCCGGCCCTGACCACCCAACACCATCCTGCCCATCGCCACCCTGCATCGCGGACTGGATTCTATCGTTCAGGGTAATCAAGCTCTTGTCCCCTTTAGCCAGGGCCTCCTGCTTTGTCCTGAGCTTGTTTATTGTTGCTACCGTTGCGGTGTTCGCGTATGTAGCACCGATTTCCATAGCCAAGAACTTCTGGACCCCTGCTGGAGTTCGTAGCATATTGTAGACTTCATCCTGGGTTTTACTGTCCATCGCGTTTGTCACAACAGGACCACCACCCGCCAACTTCAACTCGTAAGTCTCGAACCCTTCAATGTCGGATTCTTTAAGGTTCTTCATGTGGCCTTTTAGCTCTTGGGGGATATCGTTCATGGAGTTCCGGCCAAATTTGTCATTACGCAACCAGTCTCCTATAGCACGCTTAGACGCTTTATTCGCCGCCACAGTAGCGTTCCCGTGGAGAGCCCTGGTCTTGTGGTAATGAGTAAGAGTCGCTGCGTAGACATCAGTGTCATCAATAAGGCCGAAGAAGGATGGCAACTCTGAAGGGTCCATAGTCATCGCTTGCGCGGAGAGGACCTTTGCTTTTTCGTTTACTTCGTGAGTTCTAATCTGCTTGTTTATAGTTACCCTGCTCGCGGTTGTCAGCTCCCCCTCGAATGCTTTCAGATACTTTTTCGCCTCTACAGCCGTATCATCGCCACCAATAGACAGCATTGTGGACACCCGTGCTTCATGTGCGGTTGATCGCTGCACAAGTTTTTCCTGGGATACTCTCTCCGCAGTCCAGCCATTAACAGCACCAATAGCCTCAACAGAGGAGTCGATGCTTCTAAGCTCTCTCAGGGACTCCTGGTCCGTAGCCGCTATTGCATATGCTGTGAAAGCCGCCCCCAAACTTGCCTTGCTAGAATCTATCACTGCCAAGTCAGTTTGCTTCGACTGGTGCATACCTACCGCGTTTAGATAGTCAGGCTGGCGAACTGTGATAGCTGTAGCCATCCGCAGTTTCTGTCTGTCATTCATAGCCTCGTACTTTTCCTTAAAGGCTAAGTGAGCAGCGGACCCGTCCCCATTTGTCCAGTCATCCATGACCTGCTTTTCGGATGCGAATATATTCTTAGCCTGGTGGAGCTTCTGCCCGTAAACACTGATCTTGCGCTCCGACTCCCATGTTTTGTAAGCCGCGTTAGTGCTTTCGTATTCCTCCAGGTCCAGTTTCCCTTGCCGCTCAATTGCGAACTCTTGAACCTTCTTGGCTGCTACACCTATTAGCTCACCAAATCCAGTCTCAGCTGAAACCATTTCTTTGGTGACACCACTACTCTGCTGTGGAAGGCTTTGTGCGTTTAATGTCCCTTGGACTTCGTTGTTGTATGGTATTCGTGCCATTTCTTAACCAAAGCCTCCCGCCGCAGCGAATGATCCGGCAGAGCTAAGCAGACTACCCATAAACGCCTGATTGCCTCTAGCCGAGGGATTAATAGTCGCCGCCTTGTTCCTGGCCGCATCCTCTTGTCGTTTGAAGTTGAGCCTTTTTAACTCAAGAGCATCTTGCGCGAGCTCAGTGTTTTCATGTATCAACCTGCGCTCTTCAGCCTCGATAACATTAACGCTATGGATAATGTCTACAGGAGATCCTGTATTTATACGGATATTTCTTCCCGCGTACCCTGTCCGAACAGCTCCTTTTTCATGTATAGATCTTCTTCTTACCTTTTTTTGAGCTTCGATGCCAGCGTTCCCAACATTAAGCCCTTCAATAAAAGTCACGGTCTGATTGTTCATTGCCTCCTGGACAATCGAATAATAGTAAGCCAGCTCATTGTTAGCTTCAACAATAGCGTCAGTACGCGCAAATCCAGCACTAATACCCGCTGAAGCTGCAAAGATAGACTGGTTACTTATCCCAGGGCTCTTACTCGCAGCAGTCTTACCTCCACCGCTAACGGCGCTGTATCTACCGTCATTGCCAGCATTAGTTACATACATCCCAGCTCCGCTGCCAGTCGATGGGGCACTATCTAAATAGTAAGATGCCATTAAATCTCTCCTTTAGTCTTATTACGATGATCCAACTTCAACCTCCGAAGTCATAGATAGTATTGTAATCGGGCTAGGGTCAGTTTGTCTAATAGCAATCTGCCCGCTTCGCGTCCACTTAGGGTCAAGCTGTATTTCGATTTCATCTGAAGTCATGTCAGTGGGGGCATCATACGGCTCACTGGTCCTTTGCGCGTACTCTCGCAAATGATTGAAGTCTGGGCCTACGTTAATACCCCTAGACTCGTCCACTCGTAACCATACTTTTGGGACCGATTTAACTTGTCCCTGGCCAAGGCCATCACCCCGCTGCACAACAAGAGGAAGCGTTTCGAGATCAGAGGTGTACGGCAACCCTACATGGATTCTAGCTGCCCCCTGTGCTAAAGTTATAGACCCGTCAGCTGCCACAGTCTGGCTTGGTCGTACAGACCCGTCAGCAAATATAGCCACTGAAGACCCTACTAAATGGTGCAACCCGTTAACTACTGTGATTTCTTTCCGAGCAACCCCGTCAGACACATAAGTCCCGTAAGCAGTCCCGTCCACATCCACTGGAGTCGCAGCTGTGCTCTGCAACTCAAACGTGTTAGCAGTTTTGTTGTTAACTGTATATCTATTCCCATTAAGCTCTATCATGCCAGGGTCAATCCCCAAGCCAGTCAGCCCCGTAATTTGTACAATGTCTCCATCAGAAAACCCGTGAGCTGTCGCTGTCACCACAACGGGGTCAGCTTTGGTGGCTCCGGTTATAGCCATCGGAGAATCGTATGACAACCCTGAATCAACGTGGAAAGCGTCCCTAATGTCATCTATCTGCCTGGTATGCAGCCTCTCAATAAATCTTCTGTTGACACTATTCGGGCGGCGTTGTACCACCACATATAAATTCTTCTCGCCATTCGACTCAGGGATAACGCAAGTAGACTCGAATTTTCCCATAGTGTCGTGACGATGCCAGCCCAATACATCTGGCTTCTGACCTGACAGATAAGTTAGTCCCAAAAGCTCACCATCGGACCTTACAGCCCATATTATGGATACAGGCACACTGGCAAAGTCCCAGTCGATAATCGTATAACCGTCAAACAAGTGAGGTGCAATAACGGATATGTCTCGCGGCTTATACTTGTCGGTTTCAAAAGCATAGTTTAAATCGTATACATGCCCGCCAAGATCCGCGACAAACAGCACCGCATCACCAGAAACAATAGGAGCTAGCTTACTAGACCCGACATAGCTTTGAGGTTTAAGCGATATAGTTGTTGGTGTTAAAGCATCAGAGTTTTCAGTCGATAGTTTCCATTCGGTCGCACTGGTAAAAACCAAAAGATTATCTAGCGGGATAATGTTTCTAATCTGGTTATATTGCCTTGCGGACAAGGTAAACAGTATAGAGTCATCGTCCTGGGAAGGAATAGACTTCGACAAGTTGGACTCTGTCCCTGGTCGTGTCATCCAGGTAGACTGCGGCTCATTATTCGTTGCCGAGAACACACGCCGCTGGTCATGGTAAGAAACCGTTGAAGGATAATCATTAGCCCCATTAAATGGGTCCAGGTTTTCAGGAGGAGAGATCAAAACGTCAGCTTCGATGTTCGCATCAGCAAATGACAAGTCTGGAGTCTGGCCTATGTAGCCATGAACTCCATTATCGTCTTTGTAGACGTTATATCTAGTCGCGTCTGTAACAGCACTCCAGGATATTGTATTGGTATTCGTCCCGACACCCAAATCCTGTGAAGAAGTCGACACCTCAGAAGAAGCAAGAGATTCTTCCAGAGTTTCAGACAATGCCGTGACTACATACTTGTAAGTTTTAGACCCCGAAGCTGGCGATGCTGATAGCCCCACGCCAGTGGGGATACTGACGCTCGGAGCAAATGTTATCATAGCTAACTGCCAGTTCACAGCAGACAACCTCCGAAGCTCACGCGGAGCGTAAGTAGGATGCACGATAGTCATAACATCGGCAGATTGTGTATAGTTTAAGTCAAAAAGATCCGCCGAGGTGTATGGTGTTGTGAGCGTATAGACTCTCGCAGCAGTCCCAGCAGAAGACCAAGCGGTATAGGCAGACGAATTGATGTTGTTGCCCTGAAGGTCCGTAAGCTCAAACGTGGTCGCTGTCTTATTTGCTATCTTGAAATATCGTCCATTAAGCTCCGTTGTCCCAACTATCCCTGTAAGGTAGACTTCATCCCCGTTAGTGTAGCTATGTGTGGCAGTTGTCACCACGCATGGGTTAGCAAGAGTAATAGCCGAAATATTAAAAGAAGGCTCTAAGATAGTAGACGCTTCAGTATGAATCCTGACATAAAGATGCCCAAACTCTAAAGCGTAAGCCTGCGAGGTATTGAAAATGAAAGGGATGACCCTGGCCCCAGTTGTACCCCCATCCTTACATTCCTTTACAAACTGGAAGCCTGGACGATTTGATGCGGGGCCATGACTAAGAGGGTAGAAATTCTTGCAATCTGCGAGCCCAGTCTGAAAGTGGTTGAGATCAATCCGCCCGAAAACTTCAGGCGCGACAATACCCCCACCAAATGAGCGTTGATGGATTCTTGCCATTATGTCCTCGCCTTAATACCGCTGGGTTCGTAAGTCCTTAAATTTAGATCTGCCTTGCTTGTCCCGAACAGTTTCTGTTGGTTCGCGTCAAGGGCTTTTGCTTTCCCTATTGTGTGAGCATACTGCTGCATTGCCACCTCCAATATTTTGGCCTCTCTTGTAACAGGGAGAGCCAGGTATGAAGCGAGCAACCAAGACAGTCCATGAACAAACACAGGGGGATAGACTGTAGTATCGGTAATGGTTGCCGTATACCACATTTCTGCAGGGTCAACCTCAGCAAGAACAACCGTCCCATGAGTAAGATTAGTTTCTATCTTGTACTCAACGGGGGTGTCATAGTCCTCAGCAACTACCGCTCTGGCAGCTAAGAAGGGATTTGGGATGGTAAACCAGTAACTCCAGCCAGAAGGAGCGTCAGTGGACAGCTTCGCGAGTAACTGCCGCCGCATAGCAAACCCCCAATTGAACTCCGCCAAGCATTCGTCCCTGGCTATCGGGTAGAACTTCTTACAAAGAGCAGCCTGGGAAGACCCATCTGGTGGTGCTATAGATGTGATTTCCGCTGCATCACCAATATGACCAAGTGCCAGGTTGCATATATCGACTTCAGAAGCCATGTCCTACTCCTTATTTCTTAGATTTAGCCATTCTTCTTTTAGATTTTGCTGCCTCTGGAGCTTTTTTTGGCTCAGGGGCTTTTATATTTAACTCACTTGCGGGTTCTTCCCACGCGGGCTTACCGCCAGGGGGCGAAAATATGTTCCCACCAGCTGCCGTTCCTTTTATTTCTGAAGTAAAAGGAGCCTTGTTTGTCTTTTCAGCTACTATATCATCAACAGCACCCATCCAAGACCCACGCTCATTCTCATTTTGTATCTCAAATACGTCCCCAGGTCTACGTCTTTGAGCACCATAGTACCCAGGTTCCATAGCTTTAACTTTGATACCCATTAAATTCTCCTAAAAAGGTGGAGGGGCAGGAACATAAATCCTACCCCTCCGGGGAGGCCGCTTCAGCTATTAGATAGCGTCTGCGGTTGAGGTCCAACTATAAGCCTCTTGGTCAGAAACATAAGCATCTATTGTTATGGTTGGAGACGTTCCACCCAACACATATTCCACGCCGAGATAGCGAAGAACGCCATCCTGCGGGACCTGCATGCTAAAGTTATAACCTGCCACTAGAGTAGCGTACCCAATTGTGCGGGTAGCCAAAACAGTGCCAAGAGATGTGGCCGCGCCAGTAGCAACACCGAAAGCATAAGTCTCATCGGTAGTCGTGCCGTCAGCTGCAACCGTTACGTTAAAGTGAACAAATAGTGGTTTACCTGCACCAACCTGGCGAGCAGTGGTCAAGTCAATCACGTTGGTTGAATCAGCACTAGCTGTCAGTGCTTGTGCGCTCGAAAGTTCGAGTCGTGCATCTACTAAAGACATAATGTTTCTCCTAAAAAGGAAGTTAAAATTAAGTTAAACCACCGTCCTACCCTAAAAGGTAGGATTATGAGATGGTTGCTTCTGTTGCGGTCAAGCTGTCACATCTTCGGACGGGGACACCGTCAAATGACATAACGTGTTTTCCACCAACCTGGTCCATCGTCAAGTTGACGTTGGTCGTATTGGCGATTTGTCGGCGAAGAACAGAACGTACGCCACGGTTCATGTAGAACGCAGGACGGCCTTTCTGTGCATTCGGCAGCAATTCGATAGCTTGAGCCATCAAGTCTGTAATGTCCGCAGAAGAACCTGTCTTATCAGCCGTGAGAGCTGATTGGTCAATGTTACAAATACGAACAACATAACGCCAATCCCGAACTGAAAGACCACAATCCCATCGGTAATGTGACCGATAGGCTTCCATGCGTCCAGAGTTGGAACCGTCAGAAGCATCCTCAATCGTAACTTGTCCTTTGTCAGCGAATTGAAGCCCAGCCTTAGATCCTTTAGGATAGATACCGTGAACTGTATCTTCACCCCAAGAGATCAACCAGATGGAGTTGTTGTCAGCCCCAGAACCACCACCGAGAATAATGTTATCCGCGTTAGCAGGTCCTGAATTGTCGTTAAAGCGTGGGGCAAACCCCGTAAACTCTTCAGGGGTTGTGCCTTCGTTGCCATAAAACAATGTGTCGGAGAACTCTTGACTCATACCTTCAATGTGAGCTCGGTCCTCTGACATTCTGAATGCTGAAGTGTTACCGTTCAAGTCAGCCAATGCCTTGTCAATCTCAGCATACGCTTCCAGCATACCAGTCGTATCAGTGACCTGTACGTTGGTAGCTTTGTTAGGCTGAACGCCGCCGTATAACTTTCTCCAAGTAGGAGTCGGGAGCCCAGAACGAATCGTGGTTCTATGGCCAGTCGGGAGGTTGCCCTCTTTCCATACCATATCGTCCAGGATGTCGTTTGTTTCGTTTAAGATTTCTACAATGTTCGCTATTTTACCATCTGGGTCGGTAGCCTTTGCTACATCTGCCAGGGTAGGGTTAACTACTGATAAAGTTGCCATAACTAAAAGTCCTTATAAAAGGTGTTAAATTAGCCTGGGCGTTGTAAGCTCTATCAGTAAGTCAGTTCTATCAACTAACGTCCTGTTAACAAGGGCCATCCGTGGCCTTGATAGAACCTACTCGGTCCAGAATTATTTTGCCATACTGGGGTACATAATCTCCCCAGGGGTTTTCTTTCTCTCTGCAGGCTTCATGTCACCCTTGACGTAATGATCTTCGCCAAGTGCTTGCCCAGCTCGGTGGAACACCCTAATCACTTCGGGGTTGTTACCCATCCCAGTCTGGTTCATAACCAATTCGATCTTGGTCATCTGCTGCCCTTTCATCGTGCCATCCTGGTGCAGCACAGCTTTCCCATCAGCATCCACTGCCGGACTAGAGAAGGAGTTCATGGTTTTCCTGGCCTGGATAAGGTTCTCTTGTAAATTAGAACCTCCAAACTCTTGGTCATTCATGGATTCCTGCGCCCAACTTTGGTGCATAGCCGCTAAGTCTGCCTGCGTTTGCCCGTTAGCGTTCTGAAGTGAGCTAAGATGTTTATCCAACATCGCTTGGCCCCGCTCAGCTTCTGGTAGCTTGTTAACATCATCCAGAAATTTAGTGAAATCTGCTTGTCCTTCAGAGGACATCTCGTACCCGTCTGGGACATTGTAAGCAAACTCACTTTCCTGCTCCGAACCCGCCTGTGGCTGTGCCTGGTCCTGGCTTTCTGTGGTATCGGTTGATTCTCCCGCCGTGGATTCTTCCGTTGCGGTGTTTTCTGCTTCTTCTGTCATTGCATGTCTCCTATTTGTTAGTAGCTAACAGCTCATTTAAAATGGCTGCCCATCCTTCGGGGTCGGCTTCACCAATCTCCCGCGCTATACTTATCGCCGCCTGTCTTCTACCGCGCTCCTCCCATAAATCCTTAGCGTCTCTACCAGATGAAAATGATAGTAGACCAAGGAAACCCATCATATTCTTTATGGCACGCCTACCCGCAGCATCAGCCATAACATGTCTGTAATCATCCAAACGCTGGTCACGCTTGCCCTTATTAGTCTCTTGCGCTTGGTTGCGCCTGACAAAATCTTCGTGGCTCATAGTTGCGTAAATTGGCTAGCGACATTTCTTTGAGCGTTATCCAGGGCGTTGCCACCCTCCTCAGTCTCAGTCTCGCTAAGCGTCTTCATAGTGTTAGCAGCCTCAGGGATCATTGCCATCTGTTGCGCTTTCTGCTGCGCCTCTGCCCTGTTTTGTCGTATAAGAGCGACATCTTCGTTTGCCACAATAACATGTGGAGACACTCCAAGCATATTGCTATACTCGTCTATCATCTCATCGGTGCTAATCTTATCCAGAGCTTCTGGTTTGAACTGGGCTATCTGTCCAACCGTACCAAGTATCCTATCCAACGACCCAATACCCACAGACTTCTGCGCCTGCGCCAGCATTGACACATACTCAACGCTAATCTCCTGGCCTTGCAGCTCTTCAGGTAACTCAGGGAATAATCCGTCTTCCAAAGCAATGGTGAACGCATTGTCTACCAATGGGTCCAGCAGCTCGTTTTGATTGCGTTCCAGAACTGGACCGAGAATCAGTAGCTTCTCTTCATGCTTTTCCTGAATCTCGCGTGCAGTCTCTGGTTGCTGTCGCTGTTGTGCGGAGATCATCTGGAACATATCCACAAAGAATGCTGAATTGATCCG